CCATAGCACAACCAAGTACATTAATATGATCATTAAAAAACTTAGTTACAGCACCAAGAGAATTACCGACAGGATCAGGTCTTAAAAGTAAATTTGTTAATTTCTCTGCTGCCCACTTAATTTTTTCAACAACCCATCCCTTAACAGAAGCAATAAATGTACGTATTACACGTATAGCTTTATTAATATACTTCCTACCTATCTTCTTAGCATCATAGAGTTTACCAGAAACCTTTCCAACTAAGTAATCACCTAACTTCCCATTATTTCTTTGGGTTTCATATAACATCTGACTAAAGATCTTCTCCATAGTACCCTTCAACTGGGTCTCTTTACCACACTTATCAGCAATGTCTATACAAATATTAGTTCCAGCTGGATTAGTAGAAGTTGCTGGTCCATCCTTTACCTCTTGAAGTACTGTTTCTTCTTTGGTTTCATTATGTCCAGCACCTGTACGAGTTGGTTCTGCTCCATTTCCATTACCTAAAGATGTTTCTTCTTCATTTGATGGTTGTTCAAGCTCTCTGATATTCTCAGGGTCTTTATATGTGGTAAATGATAAACATTTTTTATCTGGTTCATCAAGTTCTTCATCCTTTTCAGACTTAGACTCAGGAACCCTACCAATACTACCCATGATAAATGGTTGCTGTTGATCTCTATCTAAGAAGAAACCAACAACCCAACATCCAGGTGTAAACTGAGTGGTAACAGATGTTATTCCACCAACATTATGAGGATAATGTGGTGATGCCATAACACCAGCCCACGGCAAATCCTCAGACTTTACACTATCGCAAGTCTGAGGATGCAATCCAATGATTCTTACTTTCCACCTATCACCAAACTTAGGGTCTGAAGACCGAGTAGACTCAATCTGACCGATCCACCATTGGAATCCGTCAGATCCTATCTGAACTTTTGGATATAGGCTACTAAGTGAAGAATCAGTCATCGTATACTAAACATTCGGGCTCGTCAGGGTGCATCTCACAAAAGAGTTCAATAGCATTAGGATCATGATGATCTCCTGCATCTATCTCTTGTTTATGATGATCTGCATAAACTTCTAATTCATGCAATTCTTCTTTATAATGTCTGCGAGCTGCAGCATTAGTTGTAGGATCATCAATGATCTCTTTATCTTTTTTAATGTGGGCTTCTATAGATTCCATATAAGTTACCTATTGTACGTTACTTTCTCTTTCCTTAATTCCATAAGAATCCCTAATCAATTCTAACACAGTATGTACAGTCTGATCTAGCACGTTAAATTGATGATTGAGTTTTTTAATTAAGTAAGTTCCACTGTGTTCTGGATCATACTGCTCATCATCTCTAGCTTGATCTGGTAATTGATTAGGTATTCTAATTTCAATTAAGTCACCAGCAGATAGATATAATTGACCAGTAAGAGAAATGGTCAACTGCTGGTTAAACATTATACCAGCTCTCGCAACAGATTGCGATAAGTAATCCATCTGATTGTCAGTGTATTCAAACGTAGAATCACGATTATCATCAGTAGAGTCGGCAATACCTTCTCCCATATTCCAATTTTCGTGATTAACTACAGTTGACATCACTCGTGTTGGATACTGAGATAGTGTTTTTTGTCCTACTGGTAGGTCTGTTTGACTTCCCAAGTGAACCATTTCTTCCCATGTATCCTCTAAAGAATAGACACGCTCCGTATATTTGCCAGTATTTATGTTGAAAAAGCAGCATATGGAAGAATATGCTCCTTCCCTCAATTTCTTCATCATATTGATTTCTTGCTCAAATACAACCTCCTGAATCTTATACAATGATTCATATTCAACTTTACCAGGTAACCATTTAAACTCCTCTTTGATTTTTGGTTCAGCAGAAACTAACCCATCAATAGATTTAAAAACATACCCATTATAAGTCTCAAAGAACAAATATCCAGCAGTACCTTTTGCTTTCTCTACTGACTCAACATCAATATCAGTCTTATTCTCAGTAGAATCTGCTTCAGCACCACTAGCACTATTTGCATTCATGGTCTTATATGTTTTTGCTGGTACAGCTTTGGTCTGTAATGATCTAATCAAAGAAAATGGACTCTTCTTTGTCGGAACTATCTTAACATGTGATCTACTTTCTTCAATAAGATCCTCATCAAATTCAGTATTTAAATAAGTTTTCATTACGTTCCTGACTACCTCAGAAATTTCTCCTTCCTGAGTAGAATTTACACGAAGACCTTCATTGAATAATCCCTGCTCTGATATCAACCCCAAGGTATACATCTGCCTTCTATCTTGAGTTGCCCTATTAGCTACTGTCCATACACGAAAATTATATTCATATTCTTCATCTTGAATAGACTCAATCTTAATGACAACTTTTTCAAATCCTTGTATAGGCATAGATGATATAAAGTTCTCTGCATTATCAAGAACAACCATAGTAGCACTAACTGTTGGCAACATGATATCCTCATAATACTGAAAATGTGTTACCAAAGACATTATATTAGCAAAAACAGTCTCAGCATCTCTAGCCTTGTATAATTCTATAGACTTGAGCTTAAAACTAGCTGCATAATTTTTTTCTGATTTAGCTTTTGCCATATTTAACCATATGCACCAGGATAAAAATCATCCATACCTGAACTACCACTTTGTTGTATATAACTTTGATCTGGTATATTCTCGTTATCTACACTCTGATCATTATTTATTACTGTAGGTTCAGAGACACCTCCTCCTCCTCTAATCTCCATCTTAGTAAAGATATTCTCTTTTGAATTGGTATCCAGTTGTCTTGACCTCTCTATAAAGTGTAAATTATTTTCCAAAGTCTCCCTTTCAAGTTTGAAACTATTATGGCTCAGATTTCCTTCTAATGTACCATCTGCTAATGGTGCTGGATTCATCAACTCATTGAGTATCAATCCAACAAAACCACCTCTCACAGATCCTAATGATTTCAATGCTCTCAAAGGTCTTTCTACTGCTTGTCTAATTGCAGGTGTTGGACCTGTTCCTCTCATTTCTGGATCAAGGAAAGCTTTCCAAGGACGTAAAGACTTCCAATTAGTATTACCAGTCTTGAAAGCACGATTAGAATGAGTCATTTGACTTGCATCATCTGCCATCAAACTTCCCCTACCAAACCAACGTGCAACATTCTCATTAGGAACCCTTACATTCCTTCCCCTATTCCACCAATTTTTAGCACCTTCAAACCAATTCTTATTGGTAGTAGAACTTTTTGTGATAATATCATTCTTTGGAATTACCATACCTGTCTTACTCTCCACTGGAGATGTAATATCAGTAGTATCTTCTTTATTATCATCATCCTCTTCAGGTTCAGGGTCAGGTTGATCTCTCTTAAAAAGATCAGCAATAGATTGCCACCAAGGCTTCTTAGTTTTACTAACTCTAAAGTTCTTAGTTTCTTCTCTTCTTTTATTTTCATCCTGTTGAGAAGAAGCAATTGATAATGCATTATTTGCAATTGAATTACTAATACCAAATGCATCTGCTACTGGTTCAGCAACAGATTTTATATTTGTTGTTTGTGCTCCAAAAATAGGAGTATTCCTAATAGTATCACCAAGCATCTGCATTAAAGCAATACCAGTTGTTTTAAAAGGTAGTTCCATTGCTTTAACTATATTCTTAGTCCTATCCTCAATCTTAACAGACTTATTACCTGATGATCTATTAAAACTAGTCATCCTTGGTGTCATAGTATTGGGATTATCACCTTTAGGGAAATTTATATTAATTGGTCCTGCTGATGCTAATTGCTCACCTTGTGTAAAGTTATTATCCAATGGAGTAATTAATTCATCACCATGAAGCTTAGCCCAATATCCACTATCGGGACCAGATGCAATACCACCCCATTTAAATCCCTTTCCATCTGGTCCTTCATTTATTGGTAAACCATCATCATCATCCTCCATTGCATCCTCTATTATATCCTTCATTTCAGCAGCTTCCAATCTTTCTTGAAACTCTCTCTCGTCTTCCCCTACTTTCTGTGCTACTGTGGTACTCCACTCTTTTTCTTTCTTTTCTGCTGCTTCCTCTATCGCTTTTGATTCTTCTCTATCCTCTCGTTGTTGTTGCAAGAAAGTTTGCTCTCTAAGAGCAGAAATAATCTGATCTAATTTATTCTCAAGAACATCATTACTAATCTCTAATTTCTTATGTAAGTTAAGAACACCTTCTTTAACTGTTATTACTGCTTCTTCTGTATCACCTAATCTTTTCCTTACAGAATCTAAACTAGCACTTAAAGATAATGCTACTGCTGCTAAGAATTTACCAAGTTTCTCATCATGTACCTTTACACCCTGACCCTGATTTGCTCTAGAAGGACTCATACCAGTCATTCCAGATAACTGCTGAGTTAAAGGAGAATATGGGGTCTTTCCAGTTACTACTTTAAATTTTCGTTCTAATGGATTAGCAATCCTTTGATATTCTGGAAGATTTCTAAGATGTGCAGGTACTCCCATCAATGGGTCATTACTTCTCTGTCCTCTAGCAAGATAAGACTCATTTATCTCTGGAGATCTATACCTCATAAATGAAGGCAATCCAGAAGTAGCACCCTCAGCTAATCCTTGAGCAAAAAACTCACCCTTACTAAGCATTGGATCAACACCATACTGTTTAGCCAATGACAATGCCTGTGCTTTCTTACTACCACCAGCAGTTGCAGCTGCAAGAACAAGATCTGCTATAGAACTTGTTAAAGAAGTTGTAAGATCTCCAGAGAATGTCTTAGTTGCTGATGCCATACTAACCTGCTAAAGAGTATAATTTATATTTGTTTGCCCAATCATTATTACCACGAGGAATACCACCCAAAGAAGAATCACTGTTTCTAACATATGTATTATTATTCATTACAATAATTGGAGAAATACTACCAGAAGGATCTAATATATCTTCAGTTTCAAAGCTTGTATTACTAACTTGACTAATCCTACGATCTTCAACTGGTGTAAACTTCAATTCTTCTAAGAATTTATTATAAAGGTTTAAAGATTCTTCTAAGGATCTGTTGGTTTGTCCATAAAAAGGTCCAAGACCAGACCATTCTTTATTGAGTTCACCAAGTCCTTCAAGAGTCAAAGGTTCAGAGACATCTATACCTCTCTTCCTCTTAGCAAGATCCATCATCAACTGTAACTGCAACTCCTTATTAAATGTTATCTTAGTAGGATCAAACTCTTCACCTCTAGAAGCATACATTTCTCTAGCTTGCTCTAAAGGATTCATAAATTGACCTACACCAACAGCAGCAGATGTTATATCATTATAAGTTGCCTCTCCAGAATTCAATCTCCTAGTCTGTTCTTCATATACTTCTTGAAGAGTCATAGAAGTCATATCCATATCAGTTCTTCCACCAAACCAAGTATTATAAGAATCTGGACCTTGACTACTCTCTACATGCCTTATCAATTTTAGAAAAGCAAGTTCTTCTAGATCAGTTATTTGACCTGTTATTGTGGTTTTTGGTTCTACTTCTTTAGGTTTTCTCTTCCATCCCAACCACTTCGGTCCCCAATACCCATCATCCTTACGACCCCAGACTATATCTCTAACAGCACTCATAGTGCCACCAATAAATTCCGTAATACCGAAATCTGGAAGAGGAATACCAAATATCCTCCAAGGTTCTTTAACAGGATCACCATTTTCATTACCAAAACCAGGTAACGGTGGTAATGATGGAATTACTTCAGATATCAAATTATTCTTACGTAAACCAATAGTAGAGAAAGATCTAGATATACTACCAATATCAGTATTGATATTCAATTTCTCTACAGGTATATGACCCAAACCAGAAGATCTTATTTCTGCCTTCACCTGTGGAGTAACACCAGCAGCAGATGCAATAAGCATAGAAGAAGCAACAACACTCTTTTCAAAGAAATTATTCTTATTCATAAAAGATGGTTGTCTCTTAGTTCCCATTTCATATTCAGGAGTAACTCCCAATGCATCATTAAAGAAATCAGATAAATTCTTCCTACTAGGCATTTTAGTAGGAATTCCCATAAGAATACGCATATTTGGTTCAATATGCTTAGTATATGATTCTCTATCAATATCACGAAAAATATCAAGAGCAGTAAATGCATATCCAGCATAAGGAATAGCACTACCTAAAGATAACATAGATCCTTTCCAATCACTACCTCCTACAAAAGGAGAAAGACGTACTATACCTTCTCCAATTCCATAAGCAGTTTGAAGAAATGGAGCTGCCTTTCCACTTAATCTAAGAACCAGCTTCATCGCTCGCTCTTCGCCTAAAGTAGATATTAAAGCTTTCCGAATAGCAGGTTGTCGGAATAATCCCAGTATAAGGTCTGGTGATACCTGTTTTGCTGCTTTCTCAGCAGCAATTTGTTCTGCGGTTTTCTTTGCTATTCTTTTACCACCCTTTGTAGTAGCATTAGTAATAATTTCTCCTTTAGCAAGATTTGTAAGACCTCTTGTCATCCATTCATTACCAGCAGTTTTAACAAATTTCTTTGTTGTTCTTGTTTTAACAGCTTTTCTAAGTAAAGTACTGGTTCCCTCGTTTGTAAGTGCTTTTCGTATTACTCCTGCTTTTCTCCACAACCCAAGAAGGCGTAAAGCTTTGAATGGAAATTGAAGACCACCAGTTGTTAAATCACCTTTCGCAGTACCAAGAGCCTTTCTCGTTCCAAAGTCCTCCATAGACTTCTCTATACCAAGTTCTGTTCCTTCTGCCTCTAATCTATCTTTTTTCTCTTGTTCTCTTCTATCATTAGATTTAAAAATTTTTAATATTTCATCAAATTTATCCTCCATCAACTCATTCTGGTTTATAACCAATTTTTGAGTATTAACAATACTTTCACCAATAGACAAAACTTGATCTGAAAGTTTACTAACCTTACTTTCAGTTTGAATTAAACTAGCGTCAAGTTCAGTTCCAAAAACTCTAGCAATATAAGATTTTAAATCAGTATCTTTAGTTGTAGATACACTACCATCAGATTCGTTACTTAATAACTTATTTGCAGCAGTTTTAACCTCTGGAGATGCCTTAGACTTTTCAATCTCCTTTGTTTGCTGATATTTTTCAATGGCATCAGAAATTTTACCAACTATTGCTGTTGATAAATCTCCTGAGTATGTCTTGGTTGCTGATGCCACTAGTTACGTTTTGCTGCTTCTTGTTTTTGTTTGACTTCATCTAAGTATTGCATTAGAAGAGTAGTATAAACTTCTCTCTCCCAAGGCATCCAATTCTCAATCTCAGTCAAGCTATATTTATGGTACTGCATCAAAGCAAAGTTGAGTCTAAAGTACCCTTCCAAACTATTTTGAAAGAGTGCTATGCGAAAAAACTCTGTAATCCCTCAATCGTGTACTCAGAATCCTTACCAGTATTGGGGTTTTTTACCTTAAAGGTATGACTAAGCTTAGGACAAGTAACATAGAATTGTTGTATTTTCTCAAATTGCTTAGTAGTTAAACTATCCACAAATGTGCGGAATTCCTTCTTAGAGGTTGTTGTCTTATCAAATACCTCATCTTCAGTGAAAATCTGATCTATAGAATCTGCAATAAAGTCATATACCTCTTCAGTCTTCATTTCTTTCTGTAGAAACTCCCTATCCACAAATTGCTGCATACTAGGATATCTCATAATAATACCCATATCATCACCAAGTTGAATCTTGGTATCATGACCTTCTGGTTTAAAAACCTCAACATCATTAATATCAATAAATGCTTCTACTTTTGTCTCATTATCATCTTGACAAGTTACTGTCAAAGTAATCAATTCTCCAATAGATGCTCCTCTAATCTTCAGAAAGAGATATTCCAAATCAAAGCTAGGTAGTTGATCTACCTTAATTCGTGAAATAACGCAATTTTTGATTAAATCCTTAACTGCGTTAAGAACCTCTTTTTCATCCTGTGTCTCAAGTGCCAATAAAAGTACCTTTTCCTCTTTTACAAGAAATGGACGATATTTGACGGTTTTCCCTGTGGATGGTAATTCAAGCTCAAATGTGGGATAACCTACCTTTGGTAATGCCATAAAAATAACTTCAAGTCGTATATTTATATATAGCGACTTTTTCAGGCAAAAATATGCCGAGTAAATTTTTCGGGTTTTATGGAATCAAAAAGTGAATTTTGACACAGCTTAAACTTTAGGAATAATTATTCCGTTCACCTCTCCTTGAATATTATCACCCCTATAATCATAATCACCTGGTATAGCACTACTCTCAAGAGACCTGGAGTTAGCATGTCTAAATTTATGTCCACCTTCATCTAAGAATTTCTCATGAGCACTTTCTTCTAGCTGTTGACTTAACCATGCTGGTGGAGTCCATCTTTCTCTATTAATACCTGCATCTGGATCCCATCCTTGACCTGGAGTATTCTCCATTGGATCATATCCACCTTTAACATTACCATACCTAACAGTATGCCTTGAATAATAAAAACTGACATTAACCCTTGCTATCTGAGATGTTCCATACGATAAAGGAACGGCCTCAACAGAATATGGATAAAAATTCTCTAGAAGATAAGTTATGGGAGCTCTTTCATTTGATCTATTTTTTCCAGTCTCTGATTTTATAATTCTACATGTACAAGTATAATCATCCATGAACTGCATTCTATTAGCACGAGTCTCAGGTTCTGGTTTTAATGCTCCTCTAGCTTCTTCCATTCTTCCATTATATCCTTCCATTTTTTCACTATAAATGAAATCATACCAAGCAGTGAAAAATTTTAATGCTGTTAAATTAGCATCAAGTAAGAATCCTAATCCAACATCAGTAAATATCCTAGTATGTGGATAAGATACACTACCCTCACCTAAATATCTACCATTTACTTGTCCTACAGCAGATTGAACATTAGGTAGTTGTGCCTCGTCACAAAACATCTCAACAACATCCTTTACCTTATCCTTATAAAAAACATCAGCAAATGGTCTATTTGGTTTTTTAAAATCAAATTGAACATCAAATCCAGTAGTAAGGGACATTCCTCCCCTACTACCAATCTTCTCCATGAAATCATTAATCTTTGTAACTGTTGCCACTCTAAATATAAATGTTGGATTCTATATTATATATGGCATATAAAGGACTTTACAAACCAGTAAATCCCAGAAAATATCGTGGGAATCCCACTAATATAGTTTATAGGTCACTCTGGGAACGTAAATATATGGTCTATTGTGACCATAATCCATCAATAATTGAATGGGGAAGTGAAACTGTAATAATACCTTACCGTTCACCCATAGACAAGCGTTTCCATAGATATTATCCCGATTTTTACATAAAAGTTCTTAATAAAAATGGAACATTTGATAAGTACATAATAGAAATTAAACCAAAAAAACAAACTAAACCCCCACATGGTAAGGATAAAAGAACCAAAGCCTATAGGAACGCTGTTTTAACATTCGCTAAGAATTCTGCAAAGTGGAATGCTGCGGAAAACTACTGTGACGATAGGCAGATGAAATTTTTAATACTCACAGAGGATCACTTAGCGGTATGAAACAATGGCAGCAGGATTTAAAGACATCCAAGCCCCAGAGCTTAAGGATGACGCAGGTTATGAAACTATATTTGAAAAAGTAAAAGCAGAAGCAGGTGGGGAAACAAAAAATTACCTGTGGTATAGAAATGCAGTCAGAAAATATGCATTAAGAATTAATGACAACCCAGAAAGATTAATACGAGATGAAATACAAGATCGTATGGGTGCAGAAGAACAAGAAGATGAAAATCAAATAAGAAGATGGGCTGTCTCAGGACACATGTATCTCTTTGAATACAAAGCAAAAACTGCTAAGAAACTACCATATTATGATACATTTCCGCTTGTTTATGTAATTAAAGCAACTAGGCATGAGTTCTGGGGATTGAACTTACATTACTTGACACCAAAGAGAAGAGCATGGGTTGTAAAGAGGTTATTTGAAGGAAGAATTGATGCACCACGGAAATGCTTCCATAAATACTTAACTAGTTATGTTGACGGTTACTTTCTTGATCTAGCTGCTGTTGAATGGGCTACTGCTATTCTATTACCAATAGAAAACTTTGTCCACACAACCAAGACCCAACGTGGGTTCCAATCTTATCCAAAAGAAGTTGTTTGGGATGAAATTAATGAAGATTTCTATGATAAGATCAAACAGAAAAGAATCATCCGTGGTTATGGTAAAGTACAAGATAAAACTATGGTAGAAAAATAATGGGAGTAACTACAGATCAATACGGGCAGAAAAAAGAAGTCAAGGATTTTTTTGT